GGCATTGCGCATGGCACCGCACTACTATATTTGCGACGAGGAATAAAAGGTGGCCATCTGGAAATGTTTCGCGGCACGGCAATTTCTCCAGCGGGAATCCGCGTCCAGACTTGGTATCGTCCCATCACAAAAAAATAACTTGACGCTGGGTTTCTAGGCGCTCAATTTGCGGCTCAATGAAATACCTCGTACTCCTCGTCGCTCTGGCGGCGCCACTTAAGGCCGATCTCTGGCAGGCCATCTGCAAGGTTGAGTCTAATAATAATCCGAGTGCAATCGGTGATGGAGGTAAGGCTGTTGGAATCGCTCAGATCTGGCCCATAACCGTGAAGGATGCCAACAGGATCTCCAAAAAGAATTATACTTTAAACGACCGATATGATCCTATTAAATCGCGTGAGATGTTTGTAATTATTACCGAACACTACGGCAAAGGTAAGTCTGACGAATACAAGGCCCGTATTTGGAATGCTGGCGCATCACATCCACACCTTGCCACGAAGTACTGGCTCAAAGTGAAGGCCGCTTTATGAACAGCCTCATCATCGCAGTTGATCCTGGTGCGTCTGGCGGCATTGCGTGGGACAACCACGGCGCAATTGGTGCTGCTGGCATGCCGGCCAGCGTCTGCGACACAATCGACCTGATGCGCGGCCTAGTTGTTGGCAATCCTCACCCAGAGATCTGGATCGAGGACATCCCAAAATTTGTGGGCAAGGCGATTCCAGCATCGAGCGCAGCGGTGCTTTTTCGTAACTTTGGCTACATCGAAGGCGCCGCTACCGCGCTTGGGATCCGCGTCGTATTGGTCAAGCCACAGGACTGGCAGAAGCACTTTAAGCTCGGCACCAAAAAAATGTGCAGCGGCACCACCGAGTGGAAAAACAAGTTGAAGAGCGAGGCCGTGCGACGTTTTCCGACGCTCGACGTTACGCTCAAGACCGCTGATGCGCTGCTGATCTTGGATTACGCCAAGGCGGTTAATCCCACTAAATAAGAAAGGCGGCGCCAGCATTACGCCAACGCCGCCCCCAATGAATCCCCGCTCGCACTAGAGCATATTACTTTTTCTCAGTCCAATGAATAACCCAACATATACAATCGCCACCTCTGGTGGCCAATCGCAACACATCGCGCTCGGTGAGCAAGATGTCTATAACCGGATGAGCGATCCGCTCGCTGCCGTAGAAAGGCTGGGCGAGATCATCGCATCCAGCGGAATGTTCGGATGCACTAAGGTGGAGCAAGGCCAGGTGCTGGCGCTCCAGTGCATTTCTGAAAAGAAGCCACCGCTGGAGTTGGCCAAGACCTACCACATGATCGAGGGCAAGTTGAGCATGCGTGCTGATGCCATGCTGGCCAAATTCCAGTTGAGTGGCGGCACCGTCAAGTGGACGCGCCGTGACGACAAGGTCGTCGAGGCTACGTTCACCCTCCGCGGCAACTCGCTGCCGTTTAGTGCCAAGCTCGAAGACTTTGTGACCAACGGCGTGGCCGTCAGCCGCGATGGCAAAATGAAGGACAATTGGCGCAAATTTCCACGCCAGATGCTCACCGCCCGCGTCATATCTGAGGCCGTGCGTCTGCTGGCGCCCGAGGTGGTATTTGGCGTCTACACGCCCGAGGAGATCCAAGACAGCAACAACTCGGCGCCGGCTCAGGATCCCATTAAAGTCGAGCCAATCGTAGAGTCCTACGCTGACCAGCTTTCTCCGATCTTGATCGATCACGAACAGAGCGTTAATGCCTACCTCATCGCCAAAAAACAGATCACTGAAGGCCAGACCTTCCGCGATGTGTCGTCTGATTTTGCTAAGAAGATTCTCAGTAATTCTAAAATGTTTCTCGAAGCCGTAAACTCTCAAACCAAATAAACCATGCACCAACTAGCTGTCACCCTATTAACCGCCAAACTATATGCCTGCAACGCCTATGTCACCAACGACGAAGACGCCTTTGAAGAAGGCTGCGAACAGTACGGAGAAGAATTTGAACATGTCGTTGAGCGAATTATGTTCGATGGCGAAAAGCCCGACATCCAAAAAATCTTCAAAGACGCGAGCGCAGAAGTTGCCTCTTACGCATCGGACTCTTACGAGAATCCTGCAATTTGTGCGACTGTTTTACTTGGCATTGAGCAAGCCATTGTGGCCCTTCTCGAAGCCGAATACGAAGGCGCGCCGCTCGGCTGGCAAAGTCGTCTGATGCACATGGCAAAGTGCAGCGACGAACGTGTCGCTGAGTACGTTGAAATTCAAAACGAAGAATAATCCCATACAATGAATCCCAATATTTACTACAATCTGTCCGCTGAAAATTATCATAAGTCAGACGGCATTTCCAAATCTGGTCTCGATCAGTTTCGTAAGAGTCCGGCGCACTACAAGCACTGGCTCACCGCGGAACGCGAGGAGACGCCGGCCATGCGCATTGGCACGCTCACCCACATGAGCGTGTTCCAGCCCGAAATGTTTGCCGACCGGGTCGTTTTTGCTCCCTTAGTAGATCGTCGCACCAAGGAAGGCAAATCGATCTGGGAGCAGTTTAAAGAAGACAATGATGGCAAGGACATCATCACGCTTGATGAGGCCACGCAGATCCATGCGATGACCAAGGCGGTGCGTCAGCATCCGGTGGTCAAGAAGCTGCTCGACACCGGCGCCGCGGAGGTTTCTCTGTTCGCCAAGATCGATGGCATTTTGATGAAAGGCCGGCTCGACTACGTTACCAACGAGACGATCCTTGATCTCAAGACCACCGAGGACGCAACGCCAGCAGGTTTTGCCCGCAGCGTGGCCAACTATCGCTACCACATTCAGGCGGCGCATTACCTGGCACTCGGAAAGGAACTCGGCATGAACCTGACGCGCTTCCTCTTCGTAGCTGTAGAAAAGGAGGCACCGTATGCGGTAGCCGTTTACGAATTAGACACTGCAGATTTGATGATGGCCGAGGCCGAGCGTCAGAAGCAGATCCAAATGCTCGGCAACTGCATCGCGTTCGATAGCTGGCCATCGTACCCGTCCGAGGTAAAAACACTTTCGCTCCCAAAGTGGGCGACTTCACAAAACAACCAATAATCCCAAACCAACTAAAAAATCATGGCACTATTCAAAGTAGACCGTAGCTCCGCTTCCACAAAATCGTTTGATGCTCCCGGCATCTACTCGACCGAAATCGTAAAGGCCGAGGCGGCATTAACGACCAAGGGCGAGGACACCGTTAAGCTGATCTTCCGCGGCGAAGATGGCAGCGTGGCATCTGATAATTTCCTCAATCGTGAGACTGTCTGGTGGCGCGTTAATTCGCTGCTGGCTGCACTTCCGTTGATCAAGATCAGCGAAGGGCAGGAACTCGACTTCTCAAAAGCCAAGGTCTTCCAAGATTTTATATCTCAATTTGTTGGCCAAAAGGTGAAGATCAAATTGGAAGAAGAAACTTGGGTCAAAGAGGACACCAAGGAAGAGAAGAAATCGCTTAAAATTAAGAAGTACCTGGTAGAAACCAACCCGTTCTGACGGGTACAGGGGCGCGACTGTTCAACGCGCAAATTTTCCCAATGACATGGATACTCCCCAAACAATTACACACGTTAGTCTCTGCGCAGGATACGGAGGCATTGATCTCGGACTTAAACGAGCAATCCCAAATCTGCGCACAATCGCTTTTTCTGAGATCGAAGGTTACGCCTGCGCGAACTTGGTCTCTAAAATGGAAGCGGGACTCTTGGATGCAGCACCTATCTGGACGAATCTTAAGACCTTCCCTTGGGCAGATTTTTCTGGAAAGGTGGACATCCTCTCTGGCGGCTACCCATGCCAGCCATTCTCAGCCGCCGGCAAAAGACTCGGCACCGAAGATCCCCGACACCTATGGCCATTCATCGCAAATGGAATTAGACTCATGCGGCCCAGACTTTGCTTCTTTGAGAACGTCGAAGGACACATCAGTCTTGGACTCAGAGCAGTCATTGAAGAACTGGGAAGCCTCGGTTACGAAACGACGTGGGGCATATTCAGCGCGAGTGAAGTTGGCGCTCCGCACCAAAGAAAGCGGGTCTTCATCTTGGCCCACCTCATCGACGAGGGATTACAAGGGCGGATATGTGGGAGGACGCATCAGGAATGGAAAGATTTCAATGGATACGCTGGATGTGGCGGTGCAGGCGGTGGAGGCGGGTTGGCCGACTCCGACAGTGCAGGAAGCAGGAAAGATTGGGAACAAAGCCAATTATGGACAGTTGGGACTGAGCAATCATCCAGCGATTGTTGGAATCCCAAATCGGCCCAAAGGCATCAAGGATGGCCTAGTCGCCCCGGAGAATCACAATACGAATGGGAGCCGCCCCGAGTCGTGGGCAACGCCGAGAGCAGGCAAGACTACGGACGAGAACCCAGAGACTTGGGCATTGCGTCAAGCCAAGGGGGATGTGGCAACGATGCCGCTGACATTGCAAGTAAAGAATTGGGCGACACCCCAGAGCAGAGACTTTCGCAGCGGGGATGCGGAGAGATTCACGAATCCAGATCGGTCGAAGAACTTAAACGACCAGATCAAATCGTGGGCGACTCCAATAGTTGGAGACAGTCACCTAGCATCAACACCGGAAGTAGCGGCGAAACGATTAGCGGAGGGGAAAGTAACATTGAGCAGACAGAATGCAGGCAAGCTGAACCCTCGCTGGGTGGAAACTCTCATGGGTCTACCAGTGGGATGGACTATGCCGAGCTGTGCGTCACCTGTGACAATCGTACCGACGAACTCCGACTCCTCGGTAACGGAGTCGTCCCAGCCACCGCAACCCGAGCTTTTTTAACTTTAGTGGAAGAACTCAATGAATCTCCGTCCCTATCAACAAGCAGCCGTTGATTTCTTGCAGCGTAAAAATCGAGGCTTTGTCATCGCGCCTGCTGGCGCCGGCAAGACCTTTATCGCTGCGGCTGCTTTACGCCAAGGCATGCAGTCAGACTCTCCTGCGCCGTTCACTAGCCAGGCTCGCATCGTCTGGCTGGCCAATACTCGAGAGCAGGTGCAGCAGGCTATGGACGCAGCAGACAAATTTGGAGTCAAGATCGAGGCGCACTGCGTGGCGGCACAACCCGATTGCACATCTGCTCATGTCATCATCGTCGACGAGGCCCACCACATGCCGGCCGTCACCTGGGCCTCAACCATAGGCCGGTGCAAGGGCATCGTCTGGGGATTTTCCGCAACGCCTTGGTCAGATCCTGAGCGAGATCTGCAGCTCAAAAATTTCTTCCGCGAATTTTACACCGTCCCAAGATCCGAGGTCATGGCAACGGGTAGCATCACTCAGGGTGCGGTCGTGGCGCACAACCTTGATCTGCCGAGCCAGTTCGACCCTGAGATCGAATCTAGCACCGTTGCCGAGACCGCACGCCGGTGCCGGCGCTTTCCATTTATTGATCCAAGTGAACACGAACGTCGGGCAAGATGGCAGGCCACCGCTGATGTCGTGAAAACAAACGCAAAACGTAACGCCAAGATCATCGATCTGGCGACAAGCGAACCCGGCAGCATTCTGATCTTGGTCTCGACGATCGAACACGGTGAGCGCCTACAGGCCGACATCGCCGACTCCGTTGTAGTCCACGCAAAAATCGGCAAGAAACGACGCACCGAAGCCATTGAAAAATTCCGTAGTGGCGCACTCCGCTGCATGATCGCAACTAGTCTGGCCGACGAAGGACTCGATGTACCGCGGGCCAGTGTCTTGATCCTTGCCGCTGGAGGTAGATCCGCGGGTAAGCTCGAGCAACGTGCAGGCCGCGTCATGCGGGCACATGAGGGCAAAGAATTTGGAATCGTTCACGACTTTGTTGATGCCGGCGCCGCGCTGGCTCACGCTCAATTTCTCGCCCGAGTCAGAACCTATCACAAGCTAGGATACAAAATTTCACGACCACTATGAATTGCCCCCACTGTCACAAACCCATCAACGCTGCGGCGCTCTTGGGATCAATCAAAACTCCACGCAAGGCGCAGAGCGCACGCATCAACGGCAAAAAGGGTGGCCGTCCAAAAAAGAAAAAATGAACAGCCCAAGTGAAACCTTGCGGAACATTGAATTTATTTTGCGCAAGCACGCCGATAAATTTAACCACGGCCCAAACATCTCTGGCATGAAACCTCGAGTTGAGCGCGACCAAATTATCACGCGCCGTGACTTTCTCACCCAAGAAGAACATGACAAGATCCTTGAGCTGCATCACTCAGGCATGAAGGCCAGTCTGATCTGCGAGCGCATGTCGCGTTCGCCGGCCTGCGTGTCTCGAGTCCTAAACGGTAAGCACATTACTTTTTCCAAAAAACCATGAGCGATAAAAACTACAAAAGCTACGCCGACGAACAAAACGTCGTGATCCAGAATGATACCATCGATGCGCCAAACCCTGAGCAGTACGACGACATCCTAAAGTTGTCGCACGTCGAGGGCGCCAACATTAACAACTGCATCATTAATCCGTCCGGTGGCAACCGTGAGGACGGCATCGACATCATGCGATTCTGCCGCTCGATCTACATTGGCAAATGCCAGGTGGGTGCCGGCGCCAAGTACGCATTCACAATCAAAGGTGGAAGCAGCCAGATCGATCTTTCCAACGTGACGATCACCCGCGGCGGCGGCGGCTGGGAAAAGGTTGATATTGATATCGGAAACTACTCGGACAACGCGAAGGGCAAGACGACCGACGTGCGCATTGTGAACTGCCGGCGCAGCGATGGTAAACCAATTCGGGTGCGCGTGGGCTGGGCTGATCGGCCAGTGGTGATCGGCGGCGACGTGAAGATTCTTTTCTGGCAGTCGCTCATGCTGAAGGTCTATGTCTTTATTCTGAATCTATTCTCAAAAAAATGAACAACGGAAAGGGCGACTCACCGCGGAACTGTTTTTCGGAACACTACCGCGAAAACTACGATCACATTTTCAATACCATCACAGGTGAAGACTGGCGCCGAGAGATACAACGCGGACGAAAGACCAAAAATAAAATCAAGGAGCGCATCCGCGAAGAATTTGATGAAAGATATCTTAAAGGAAAAAAATGATATCATCGAGGAGCAGCGTGTGCTGCTTGGCCAGTGCTACACCGCGTTCGAACTGTTAGAATTACCCATCACGCCTCAGACAATTGTCTTTGTCGAGGCACTGCGCAGCGAGCTACGAAATCGCTGCAAACAATAAATCCCACATGAATCCCATCCTAGAACGTGCTCGAGCGTACCTCGCGCACTGCCCACCCGCCATCTCTGGATCAGGCGGTCACTCCACAACCTACACCGTCGCCGTCGCGCTGGTGCATGGTTTCTCACTCAACAAAATTGATGCGCTCTGGTTGCTTGGCGAGTACAACGCAAAGTGCGTTCCACCGTGGAGCACTCGAGAACTCGAGCACAAGATCGACGAGGCCATCAAGAAGCCACACGACAAGCCGGCCGGCCATCTGATCGGTGATGTCAGCGTGCGTCGTCCGTCGTGCGTGTCGCCCACCGGCAAGTTCATCGTGCGCTCATTGCCGGCGGCGGCGGCGGCGCCCAGCACCGAGCTGACCGGATATGAGGCCACTAAGAAATTCCTCGAGACGGTCTTTTTGCCTACCGACTGGATCTGTATCACCAACGAGGCCCGGCACGACGAAGAGCGCGGCAAATGGTTTCCATCGGCCAGTGGTACATTTATGACTCAGGTGCGCTGGCTTGAGCGTTTCCCTGACGCCATCTGGGACGGCAAGGAAGCCGGCGCCTGGATCCGCATTAACCCGACGAAGCCTGACCAATATGTCGGATCCGACGCCAACGTCGCCGACTACCGGCATGTGCTGATCGAGTTCGACGAGAAGCCAAAGGAGGAGCAGATGCAGATCATTCAGCAGTGCCAGCTTCCCATCGCCGCGGTGATCGACTCCGGTGGACGGTCACTTCACGCCTGGGTGCGCGTCGATGCGACCGACAAGGCCGAGTTTGATGAGCGCCGGGACATCGTGTATGACTACCTGTCCGACTACGATCCCTGCGAGGCCAACAAGAATCCATCGCGGTTCAGCCGGTTACCTGGCATCATGCGCGGCGACATCGAGCAGAAGCTAGTGGCGCTTAACATTGGCCTATCGACCTGGCAGGAGTGGATCGACTGGCGTGATCAGTCCGAGATCGCAGATCCTACCACACCGCAGGAATTGCTTGAGTACGACACCGAGAACGATCCCAACAATGTCCTTGGCAAGCGTTGGCTATGCCGCGGTGGGTCGCTCACCATTGTGGGCCAGTCTGGCGTCGGTAAGTCGTCGTTTGCGATGCAATTGGGTCTGACCTTTGGCCTTGGGAGGCACTTCTTTGGCATAAAACCAATCAGACCACTGCGCGTGGCATTCATCCAGGCCGAGAATGACATGGGCGACATGGCCGAGGCATTCCGCGGCGTCATCGATGCGATGCGGTACAACCAGTCAGATCTGGAGACCCTAAACACCAATATCCGGTTCTACGACGAGACCGTTAAGACCGGCCTTGAGTTTATTAGGTTGGCCAGATCCATCATCGTGAAGCACAAGGCTGATTTGATGATTGCGGATCCGCTCTTGTCTTATGCCGGCGACGACATCAGCGAACAGAAGTTCATGAGCAAATTCCTGCGCAACCATCTTAATCCAGTCTTAAAAGAGACCGGATGCGTCTGGATCTGGCTCCACCACATGCCGAAACCACCCAAGGGCGACCAGTCCAAGGGCACCGTGTCGGATCTGGCCTACGCCGGCGCCGGCTCCGCGGATCTCACCAACTGGTCTCGAGAGGTTGGCGTGCTGCAACGCCAGGGCGACGATCCGACCTTCACCTTCACGTTGACTAAGCGTGGCAAGCGCAGCGGCATGGTGGATCTCATGGGTAACCCGGCATCAGCCATTCGTCTACGCCACTCGCAGGCCGGCATCTGCTGGGAGTACGCACCTTCGGTGATGTTCAAGCCTAAGCCGGCCGTCATTCCAGCCACCATCAAGCTATGACCTGTGACCTTTTCCGCAGAATGGAGCCTCGCCGGCATGATCGCATACCCGAACGCAGTGCCGTACTTGCTTTTATCGCATCAGAAGCAGGCTGCGACTTGCCTACGGCGCAGCGCACGTTCCACTACCTGCGCAACAAGGGACACCTGATCTTTCTTACCCGCGGCCGCATCTGGCAGGGAGCCGAGCATGTGACCTTTGAGACCGAGGATGACAGGAGGATGAGGATCGCCGGCGAGATGGCCGACCTTAGGCGCCAGGTGCGCGAGTCGTTGGCCAAGGTTAAGCATCTGCAAGGCGTACTAAGTCAGGTAGTTGAACAACACAACGCGCTTGCCAAGATCGTGCATGACCTCAGAGGATGACGATAGGATGACGATAGGATGATTTTGGGGGCTATGTGAGGGGGCTGCTTCTACTAAAGCAGAGGGGCGCTTACTGCCCCCTCTCGCTCCTGACGGGCGAAGGGGCAGCGCGCCCTGGGATGATTGGTTTGGATTATCTCCAAAAAACCGGTAGTGTGTCAGTTTGAAATCACGCGGCTGCAGCGAGGCCGACGGCAGGCGAGTGCTTACGCAGAGCGACGTTATGCGTGTCCTTGGGCGCGCCCGTCAGGCCAAGGGCCGCGCCTACTACGATGGTGACGTCAACCTCCCGGCGTTTCTTAATGCAAAGAGCCTTTTGCCGTTTGTGGACAAGCATTTATATGTGACGTCTAGCCAGATTGAGTTTAAGTCGCTGAAAGGGTCTAAGGTGTTCGGATACCCCGCCGAGCGCTACCAAATGTTTGCGAGAAACTGACCCACTACCAAAAAACCAAGGATGGCTGGATCAAATGGTTTTAATGTAAACTATCGGTGGTTTAAATCAAAAAAGAACCCCATAATTTGAGTTATGGGGGTCTTGAGCCAGATCGGGCTGGAAATGGCGGGAAATCAAGCAGGGTGGCCTACCTATGGGTCGTTATCCTTGTCTTCGATCTTGAAAATGTACGCCAGCACAGGCCAGAGCATCAAAATCAGGGCCGAAAATGCCAAGGTCATGAGTAATGTGATGATTTTGTCTTTCATAACGTAGGTTGTTAACATTAGGGTTGAGATTGCGTGCTCAGTATTTGATGAGAAGCGTCACGCAGCAGTGCTGGCCATCCGTCCAGCGGTGATACCACGCCGTTTTAATCTTTCGGCCATGCTTACGCAGCACATTGCGCAACGTAACCAAGGCAGATCGGTAGGTTAACGCCACCACACGAAACTCATCATCGATCACGACTTTGCTCTTAATTTGCTTGGCGAGTTTGATTGTTAATTTTGACATGTTGTGGGGAAATGCATGGTTTTCTGTGGTTTTCTTTACATGTGGTTTGCTCATTTGCTGGCCTCCTTCATGGCTGCTATGCGCGCATCCACCATCTTTTTAATCTCTTGCTCAAACGCTTGGATTAGCAGCTTTGCCGCCTGTTGGGTAGCTTCCTCCGTGGACAAACCCTCGCCCTTAATCATGCGTCCGTCGCCAGTAATGCGAAGCACTTCGCGCCCCAATGCACCTATTTCTGGTGTGTTCATTCCGTTTTCTGGAAATTGGGAAACGTCGTCAGTTGGTTTCATTTTGTAACCTCCCGCACGGTGCGCTCCATCTCGATCAGCTCGTCCCAGATCTCGCGCCCGGCTTTTGCGCCGTCCATCAGGCGGCTAATCATCTGCTCCTTAGTCAGCAGCTCGAGATCGTAGTCGAGCAGGCGCGTTATGCATAACAAGCGTCCGAGGTACTCGGCGCGTTTTAAATCATTGGAGTGACTCATTGTACTTTGGTTTCGTGGGTTATTTTACTTTGGTTTGTATGTTACAAAACCTCATCAGTTGTAGATATCTGGCGAGGTATTGTCACAAAGTCGTGTGCTTTTAATGCGGCGATTGGGAGCACCATTCTCCGCAATTCATGCGGTGTGCATTACTTGACGTTGACCTTGTCGTTGTGACGAATGCGGGCGAGATTCATGACGTGCGCTTTCTTGTACTCAGCGTCAGTCTTCATGTCCTTCTTGTGGTCATCAAACGCTGCAAATGCTGCGGCGCGAAGTTCAGCCAGTGATGCGTTCTTGGAGGTAGCGTATGGGTTTTTCATAGGGAGGATTGGGTTGATGCGCTCTACAATGCATAACCCATCGCTGGGATCAATCACTATTTTAAAAAATCTTTTGTCTCGGGAAGAACCCCGAGTTACAACAGAAAGATGGATGATCAGAGCATAACCGAGGAGAAGGTGGGTGGAGTTGATGAAGGATCACTCCTAACCATCGAACAGAAGCTCGCCCGCGGGAAGGATCTCCAGAACTTTAAAGCCACCCAGGTTGATCCAGAAAAGATCAAGGCCATCGAGACCCTCATCAAGAAAGGCATGGGACTCCACGCCATCGCACGCGAGGTTCACAGTTCGACCAGCACCATCGCAGTCATTCGTGACCGGCTCATTGAACGCGAGCCAACTCTATTCAAGTCTCACATGGCCGCAAGCCTTCAACGCTTGGCCAATAAGACCGCATCAACTATCGAGCGCGGCATCGACGAGATGGAGCACCAAGAAATCAAGCCGACACAGTTGGTAGGATTATCCGTCGCTTTAGGGATTATTTTGGACAAGGCCGCACTTTTGAACGGCGACGTGCCCACAACTGTCGTCGAGCATCGCCTAACTATCGATACCGCAGCGGTTAATGAATTGATCGCTAATTCCAAGCGTTCGGATGGCGACGTAATTGATGTAACCCACTCAATGTCCGCCGCTTAGGTCACCGACGATGGACATATTAAACATAATGAAGATTGTGCGTCGATCAAAAGGGGGGCGGGGGGGGTACCCCTGGCGCTGGAGCGACGACAATGCGACGGGTTCCATCACCGAAAAATTTTTCACAAAAAGCCCCATGATTTTCCGTCTGATGCGTAGCATCAGCGGTTGCCGGTATGTTCTAAAGCATATGATTCGAGAGGTGCCATCTGGACGCGGATGGGCCAAATCTCGCAGTGTAAGTTGGAGCCTTACTACCGGAGGGCGTGCGTGGATGCTGGAAATGTCCGGTGGGATCGCGCACGCCTGAATTTATGAATAGCCACCACCACGCCTTGAATGCATCGACGCCGCGGCACCTGTATGGATTGGTGGACGGTGGAATCTTGCGAGGAAAGGTCGAGGATGGCACCGAATTTGACCGTTGCGTGATATTTGGGGTGACCTCAATACCGTCGCGTGCGCTGCATTTTTCGATTATGACTGAGGCCGGCAGCCAGTGGGCGCGGATCCCGCTGCATAAACTGAGGCATGAGCTACCCACTGGCCCACATCATCCGCTGAACGAGCTGCAGAGCTGGGACTGTCATGGGTGGGAATTTGCCGTTACCGCGTATGAGTACCTGCGCGAGATGGCCTGCACCGTTAAGACGCGGTCTGGTAAGATTCTCGAGGCGTCCTACTGGTTTACTTTGGATCACACCGACAACGGCTGGAGCCAGTACCCATCGGAGCACAAGTGCTACCACATTTTGCTGCTGCAGGATGGCAGCGGCCAGATCGTGGCGCAGCCAAATAATCGGATCGTGTGGAAGGATGACTCGTTTGTGCGCAAAAATGATGGCGCGTTTTCGAGTTACCGGGTGATGCCGGCAAAGACCTGGCACGCCGAGACGGGCCACAATGCCGACCTGAACGCTTTAACCAAATGACAACTGAATCCAAATATCAAATCCGCGAGATCGAGCTGGCCATCAAGATTGGCATGTCCCGCGTCGAGATGGGCAAGCTCCGCAGCCGGCTGACTAAGGGTGACCACTGGGACTACGATGGGCGCCCGAAAAGCGTGTGGTATACCAGTGCCGGCGTGCAGGCGATGGAGCGGATCCTGGGCGAGCAGCCAGCCGAAATTACTCCTATAACGGTAAATATTGAGGTATTTGAGGAGGTCGAGGGCCATCGGTATCCTGACCACAAGATCCCGAAACTGCCGCAGAATGGGCTGATCTTGGAGCATGGTCGCCCCGGCTGGTGGACGAAGGACGAGGCCAAGGTGCTAGCCAACAAGTTCGCCAACCGTAAGGCGATCTCGGTGGAATTTGAGGGCAAGATGACGATCTGCCGCGTGAAAGATTCGCTGAATTTCCAGCCAAATATGATCATCCCGGTGCGCAAGTACGATGGGATCCTGACGGCGGCACGCCAGCCGCGGTTTCCGGGTAAGTGGTGAGCCTATGAATGCCGACCGCGTAAATTTTAAGATCGGCGACCTGGTGTACCATCGCACCGAGGACACGCCCGGCATCGTGACTGGCATTTTGTATACCAACACCGGCGTGGAATTTCGCGTGTGTTGGCAGGGTCGCTCGACGGACTACCACACCGACATCGAGCTGACGTATGAGCGGCCCTACTTTACCGGTATCGACAAGGAGGACACGGTCTGATGTCTGACATGCTCAAAAAGTACGTCCCGACGCCGCATCCGGTGCTGTACTCGCCAACAATCGAGGACATCAAGCGCCTAGTAAACGAGCACGGCGCCGAGGAGACCGCCCGCCGGTTGCAGTTGCGCGAGGACAAAATTGTCGCAGAGAAGTGTGATCCATACCGGCACGGCTACGAGCCAGAGCACTGGAAGGTTGCCGACAAGCTGCTGATCAAGCACCGCGAGCTGCTGATCAATGGTGGCAATCGGGCCGGCAAGACCGAGTACGCCGCCAAGCGGGCCATCAATCTGCTCGTCGCTCGACCCGAATCTCGAGTGTGGTGCCTGCATACTACGAACATGTCGTCGATTCAGATGCAGCAAAATGTAATCTGGAAGTACATGCCGCCCGAGTACAAGCTGGCCAGAAAGACCAAGATCACCAACGTGGCCTACACCCAGAAGAATGGCTTCTCGGAAAACACGTTCGTGCTGCCTAACAAGTCGCAGTGCTTCTTCATGAACTACGCGCAGGACAAGAAGGTCATCGAGGGCGGCGAGTGCGATATGATCTGGTGCGATGAGTTGGTGCCGCTCGACTGGATCGAGACGCTGCGCTACCGCTTGGTTACCCGCAATGGCGTGCTGCTTTTGACGTTTACGCCGGTCACAGGCTATTCGCCGGTTGTAAAAGAATATGTGTCTGGCTCGACGTTTCTCACGGCACGCAAGGCCGAGCTACTGGCCGACACGATCAATGTGCCAGGTCTGCCCAAGGGCACAATGCCGTACACCGCGAAGTGTCATGGCAAGCGGGGCGCCGTCATCTGGTTTCACTCGGATCTGAATCCGTACTCGGACTGGGCGAGCATGAAGGCCACGCTGGATGGCCGCGGATCGTATGAATTGAAGATCCGAGCGTATGGCTGGGCTGAGTCGCTGCAGGGGTCGCAGTTTCCAAAATTCGGGCAGCACAACGTCATCGCGCACGACAAGATCCCGAGGGATGGCACCAACTACATGGTCGTTGATCCTGCTGGATCCAGAAACTGGTTTATGTTGTGGATGCGCGTCGATGAGCAGGGCCGGCACTACGTCTACCGCGAATGGCCAGACATCAACGTCGGCGAGTGGGCGCTTCCGAGCGAGAAGCAGGACGGAAAGATTGGGATTGGCCAACGTAATGGCGCCGGCCGCGGCATCAACGACTACAAGGAACTGATCAAGGATCTTGAGCAGAAAGAGTCCATGTTCGCCCGGTACATCGATCCACGCGCCGGCGCCACTCAGGCCGCGGGCAAGGAGGGCGGCACCAGCCTGATGGAGCTGCTGGACTCGGATCCTGCGCCCATGTACTTTGAGCCGGCGGCAGGCATCCGCGTCGATGAGGGCGTCGGCCTGATCAACGACTGGCTGGCTTTTAACCAGAACATGCCAATTTCTATTCAGAATGAACCGAAGCTCTATGTCTCGGATCGCTGCCAGAATCTGATCTACTCTTTGCGTGAGTGGACAGGCACTGACGGTGACAAGGGCGCAACCAAGGATCCAATCGACTGCCTTCGCTACCTGGCGGTCATGGATCCGCAACACCACACAAATCGCAGCTTCGCCGCCGTCGGTGGTGGATCCTATTAAATGAAAGATTATCCCATTCTAATTACTCGCAAGCAGGCCAGTGAGCTAACCGGCCTCGACGAGAAGTATTTTGACCGGCTGCGGCATGAGGAGCGACTGCGCACCTATCGCACGCTTGGAGGTCTGCACAGATTTTATCGAGACGAAGTGCTCGAGCATATCGGCGCCAATTTTCCCCAAAAGAAAACTATCAACCCAACACAATCATGAGTTACGATTACAAAACCGACACAGGCAACCCACACACTGACCAACTGGCCATCGCCACCGAGAAGCCGGACGTCAACTATCTGAACTACGAGTTTAAACGCTCGCTCTACACTGGCAACAACGTGAGCCGTGTAGATAGCAACGATGCCGTCCGATTCTGCAAATGGTCAGGCCAGACCGACGACGGCAAGAAGTGGTCGAGCACCCGGCCAGACGGCGAGCAGGTGTTCCCATTTGAGGGCGCCAGCGATGTCCGCATCCGTCTGATCGACTCGACCATTAACGAGATCGTCGCCAACCTGACCACGTCATTCGTGCGCGGCCAGTTGAACATCTCGGGCGTTGATATCAGCGATGGTGGCACCGCCGCCGCCGCCAGCGAGCTAATGACCTGGATCCGTCAGAACAAGCTCAAGGTCGAACTCGAGCGCGAGTCCGAATTGCTTGCTCAGTACACGCAGCAGTACGGCTGGAGCGTGGCCCATGTTGCCTGGGATCAGAAGACCGGCACCCGCATCCAGAAGATCACGATGCAGCAGGTCATGCAGATCTCGGCTCAAGCTGCGGCGCAGAATCCCAACAGCATCATCGCGCAGCTTCCTTCGCTAATCGCGAATCCCGAAGCCGAGCAGCAGGCCGCGGATATCGTCACGACCTTTTTGCCTGATCTCACGATCCGCGATGCTAAGAAGTTCGTGAAGGAACTGCGCGAGACCGGCACCGGCGAGTACGAGGAAGAATACATCCAAAAGAATCTGCCATCGATCACCGCGCTCAAGCCGTTCGACGAGGTCGCGTTCCCACCCGAGACCATTGATCTGCAGCGCGCCCGCGTGATCTTCCGACGCGAGTACTTCACTGAGGTCGAGCTAAAGGCGATGGAGAAGAATGCCGGCTGGGATGGCGAGTTCTGCCAAAAGGCCGCGGTCACCCAAGGTCGTCAGAGCTGGTACAATAATCCAAATTTGGTTACAACGGCGCTCAACGTCACCGGCACGGTGCGCAACGATCACTTGATCGAGGTCGTGCATGCGTACACCCGCCAACTGGGCGACAACGGCTCGCCGGCCATCTACTATACCGTTTTCTGTCCCGAGCTGGGCCAAGACATGTACGGCAAGCATGAGTTGCTCGACTACGCGCACGGCGAGTATCCGTTTATCGAATACCGTCGTGAGCGTTTGCGCCGAGCGATCTGCGACTCCCGCGGCATTCCAGAGCTGTCGATGACTGACCAGGACGAGATCAAGGCGCAGCATGACTCGATGCGTGACCGTACCGCATTCACCACGCTGCCTCCGATCCGCGTCAAGAAACGTATCGGCATGATCAACAAGATTGGCCCTGGCGTGCAGTTGCCGGTCACGCAGTCTGACGACTATCAGTTCATGGATCCGCCACGTTCGCCGATCAGCGAAGCGATGGCAGTGATTGGCCAAGTCGAGTCACGTCACGCCAACTACTTTGGCCTACTCCACCCAAGCGTGCCGCCCGCAAAGCAGCAGATCATCGTGCAGAAGGACATCAACAATTGGTTTGGCGTCTGGAGCAAGATCTTCAGTCAGACCTTCCAGCTTTGCTTGCAGTACATGCCGGCCGAGGAGATCCAGCGCGTTATCAACATGCCGCTGCCACAAAACATCAGCGAGATCGCCGGCCAGTTTGACTTCATTCTGAAGTACGACGTGCGCGACATGGACAACGAGTATGTCATGAAAAAATTGCAGGCCATCTCTCAATTTGTTGTGCCACTTGATGCCGGCGGCGTCATTGACCGCAACCAACTGATCCAAGAAATCATGATGGCCATCTCGCCTGATGCGGCTCGCACCATGATCGTCGATCAGAAGGGCGCCTCGCAGAAGATGTTTAAGGACGTGCAGAACGATATCGGCATGATGATGCTCGGTAACGAGGCGCTGTACGTTGAGAACGATCCCGCTGCGGCTTCCAAGCTGCAGTACACGCAGCAAGTGCTGCAGAGCAATCCGAAGGCTCAACAGGCCGCAAAGACTGACCAGCAATTTCAACAACTGCTGCAAAAATACATGAAGAACCTCCAGTTCTCAATGCAACAGCAGCAAAATAAACAGGTAGGCAAGATTGGTGTCACGCCAGGCAACACGCCGCCCGCTCCTCAACAATAATGAAACCAGACCAATTAGAATCCTTCGCGTTTGATGGTGAGAACAAACTCTGGAATGCAATCTTGGCCCATGCCAGCGACTGCATCCAGGACGAGGTAGAGACCGCCATTAACCGCGAAACCACCGGCGAGTATCGCATCCACGCCGCCGGCCGGGCCGAGGCTCTTAACGACTTCTTAATCTCGCTGCACCAACTGCGCGACGAGGCCAGGAAGCGTTACGGAGCTGGATGATCAGCGTGAAAGGTGGGTAGACCTTACCTTTCCTGACTGATTTATAGACTGAGATAAGCCCTTGGTGTCTGATCCGCGCCAAGGGCTTTCTGCGTTGCGCCACTGAGCAACGCTGCACGACCTCTTGGACGGTCACAAAACACCATGCCTGATAGCACAACGACAGTAGAGAGCGCACCCTCGGACAACGGAAC